CACAGGTGCGGCAGGCAGCACCGTGGCCGGTGGACCAGCAACAGTTAATACTGGCGGTGGCGGTGGTGGCGGCGGTGATGCAACGTCAACAGGCGGTGCTGGTGGTTCAGGTATAGTAATTATTTCTTATCCAAATACCTCAAGAGATATTGTCTCATTCACTGCTGGTTTAACAGTTAATGGTATAAGTACAACTGGATCAAATGCTGTAACACCAGATACTACATCATTGGCTGGATACAAAATATATAAATTTACTGCCGGTACCGGTACTATTCAATTTTAAAGGAAAAATATGGCACATTTTGCACAACTTGATGAAAACAATTTTGTTGTTCAAGTGATTGTTGGAGTTGATGAACCACATGATGGTGAGGCAATTTATCAACAAACAACAGGTAAAGTCTGGAAAAAGACTAGTTATAACACTTCAGGTGGGAAGCATCTTTTAGGTGGTACTCCGTTTCGTAAGAATTACGCTGGGATCGGATATCTATATGACGCAGAAAGGGATGCTTTTATTCCACCAAAGCCGTACAAAAGCTGGATTCTTGATGAAGATGCTTGCTTATGGAATGCACCTGTACCATATCCAGAGTTTATATTAGCGTTTGATAAACCATACATTTGGGATGAAGCAAACGTTCAATGGATTACTGAATAATCTTTGAAATTTTTGATAACTATTGTTCTGGATAAATAGAAGATACTAGGAGTTTCTCAATGCCAGCCATAAACAATAGACAAGAATTTATAGATTATTGCCTTCGTAGATTAGGTGCACCTGTTATTGATATTAACATGGACCCGGATCAAATTGAAGATAGGGTCGATGATGCAATCCAATATTGGCAAGATTATCATTTTGATGGCACTCAAAAGTTTTATTGGATACATACTGTGACACAGACAGATGTGAATAACAAATATTTGAATGCATCAAATGTTAGAGATGAATCCAATAACCTAATAGAGATTGTTGGTATATCTAATATATTTCCAGTTTCAGACACTCAGGCCAATATCAACATGTTTGACCTGAGATATCAGCTGCGCTTGAATGAACTATATGACTTCACATCAGCGTCCTACGTGAATTACACACTAACTCAACAACACTTGCGTTCTTTAGAATTGATGTTCACAGGATCGGTTCCAATACGTTGGAATAGGATAACCAAAAGGTTGCACATTGAATGGTCTTGGGGAACACAAGAAGCACCAGTAGGAACAATAGTAGTTGCCGAAGCTTATGGTGGTATTAATCCATCAGTATACTCTAGCATTTGGCAAGATCGTTGGTTAAAATTATATGCAACAGCCCTAATTAAAAGAAATTGGGGAGAAAACATGAAAAAGTTTGGTGGTATTCAATTGCCTGGTGGCATTACATTAAATGGCAAAGAAGTATATGATGAAGCTGTTAATGAAATAAACCAGTTACATGAAGAAATGGAAACAAATTACGGTGGTCCATTACAATTTATGATGAATTAAAATGGCAACATCAAATTACTTCAATAACTATAATGCTAAGCACAATGAGCAAAGACTTGTTGATGACTTGATTTCCGAATCTATTAAGATTCAAGGCTTTGATGCACATTATATTCCAAATAATAATGCTATTGCCCGTGATTTGTTATATGGTGAAGATCCAGTTAAGAAATTTACTTCGGCTTTTCCTGTTGAAATGTATCTTTCTAGTGTTATGGGTCATGAAGGCCAAAAAGATTTCTTTTCCAAATTTGGTTTAGAAATTCGCAATCAAGTCCATGTTCTTGTTTCACGCAAAGCCTTCTATCAAAGAACACCACAAACAACTTATATGAGACCGTTAGAAGGTGATTTGGTGTATGTTCCTTTCTTAAATGGTGGTGGTGAATTATATGAAATCAAATATGTTGACCAAAACAAAGACGGGTTTACATTAGGAAGAAAAAATCCATACTACTATGAATTAGAAATGGAGAAATTCAAATACTCACAGGAAGTTATTGCAACAGGTATGCCAGACATTGATGTTGCAGCTTCAGATTCTGCTTATACATTACATTTAAATGTTGGAACAGGAACAGGAACATATACACTCAAAGAGTTTGCGTTTCAATCACCAGATAATACTTATGGAAATGCAACAGCAATTGCAACAGTACAAACTTGGATACCTTCTTCAAACACATTGTCTGTAATTAATATTGCTGGAGAATTTGTCGATGGTTCAATTATCGTTGGAAAAACAAGCAATGCAAGATATACATTGACTACATTTAATCCTTTAGAAGATCCTGGACACCTTGAACCTTACTCTAACAGTTTGTTGCAATCTAATGGAAACACGTATGTAAACATAACAGAAACTAATCCGATTGGTGGTTTATAATGGCTAATGTTTTCTACAACAGAATGATAAGAAAGATGACAGTTGCTTTTGGCGACTTGTTTAATAATATCACATTGGTTCGTTATAATCCAGATAATACTGAACAAGAAAGATTTGTTGTTCCAATTGAATATGCAACCAAAGAGTTGTATGTAATGCGTATTCAAGGTGACCCTAATTTAGATAAAAAAGTTATGATGACTTTACCTAGGTTATCATATGAAATGAATGGGTTATCCTATGATGCAACTAGGAAACAAATAACAAACATAAAGTATTTTTCACAAAATGGTGCAACAACAAGTTCACAATATGTTCCAGTTCCTTATGATTTTGATTTCTCTTTATATCTTTATGTAAGAAACATTGAAGATGGTAATCAAATTATAGAACACATATTACCTTTCTTTGCACCAGACTATACTATCAAAGTTAACATGATTCCTGAAATGGGTATAGTTAAAGAAGTTCCAATTATATTAAAAGATACAAAATACGATGTTACATATGAAGGTGATTATACCTCAGATACTCGAATGGTTATTTGGACCTTAAACTTTACAGTCAAAGGATTTGTTTTTGGTGCAACTTCAACTGCAAACATTATCAAAACATCAATTACTAATATATACAATAAGATAACAGATAAAGATACAGTAGAATTTACACTTGACGCACTAGGAGAAAGTAATTATAAAGTTGGAGAATTGGTATATCAAGGTTCTTCTGCTTCAACATCTACAGCCATAGGCAGAGTTGTGGCTTGGGATAGTTTAAATAGAAAATTAACTTTAAATAGTCTGAATGGCAATTTCTTATCCGGCCAAAAAATGATTGGCATGACTTCGAATGCATCTTGGTTATTCATATCTTATACAATCAGAACAGTTGATTATGTAAACATAACAACGACACCAGAATATGGACCTGCAATAGAAGATTTATTGACTGGAGTTGGAACAGAAGATATTCTAACAGAAAATAATGCAGAAGATTTATTAACGGAAACAAACGATAATGGGCCTACTGATCCTTATACTTACAACACCGTTATAACAGAGTATCCAAATACTTAATTCAAGGATTTAAAAATGGCAAAAACATTACAGTTTAAAAGATATACAACAAGCGTTCTAGCAAATACAACAGGTGCAAGCGGAGAATTAATTGTAGATTCTAATACAAACTCAATTACAGTACATGATGGAATAAAATCTGGCGGGTGGTATGCCGCTAATGCCATTACGTTACAAGCCGCATTTGATAAAGTTAATGCAGCATATCAACAAGCAAATACAGATTTAAGTTATTTAGCTTCAAATGTTGCAATAATTTTGGGTATAGATGTTACTCAAAATAGTGCAAGTAATTTAGCTTATGCACAAGCAAATGCTGCATTCTTAGTAGCCAACACACCAAGCAATGTTGCAAATTCTGCTTCATTATATGCTAATGGTGCTTTTTTTGTAGCAAATACAGCAAATATAAACATTGTGATAATTGGTTCACAAGTTAATAGTGCTTTTGCTCAAGCTAATGGTGCCTTCGCAGCGGCCAACTTAATAGGTTCTATTGCAAATGCTGCTTTTTTGGCAGCCAATACACCAAGTAATATTGCCAATTTAGCATTCTCTCAAGCTAATGCAGCATTCACTGCGGCTAACACAGCAGCAAACACAGTTCCACAAAACAGACAAACAACAAATTATGTATTAGCTTTGACTGATGCAGGAAAACATTTGTATTATGAAACGGCATCGAATGTTATAGTGTACATTCCAACAACATCAAGTGTGGCTTTTGCAAACGGCAATAAAATTATGGTTGTTTCTAGAACTTCTTCATCTGCAAATATTTCTGTAACACCTAATACAGGAGTATCTCTGTATGCTGCAGGAAATACAATATCAGGAATTCATAATGTTACTACATATGGTGTTGCAACATTGATGCAGGTTTCTTCTAACACTTGGTTTATTCAAGGCACTGGAATAACATGATAATTGGGTAATACTATGAATAATTTTGAAAAAAACATGGAAGAAATATTTGATATTTCTTCAAAACCAGAAACACCAGTTGTTGTGAAAAAAGATACACCTGTTGCATCATTGGATTCAAATTTGGAAGAAGATTTAACGGATGCCTATGAGCAGACTAAAACTAATCTCCAAGATTTGATTGACCAAGGCAAAGATGCAATGGAAGAAATTTTACAAATTGCAAAAGCAGGCCAACATCCAAGGGCCTTTGAAGTCTATGGAACATTGTTGAAAAATGTTGTAGATGCAAATAAAGAACTTCTTATTGTGCAAAAACAGATGCGAGAAATGAATAAACAAAATCAACCATCAGGTGCAACACATATTGATAAAGCCATATTTGTTGGTTCTACATCTGAATTGAACAAGTTAATCAAAGGTAAAAATGATTAATAAAGATTCATATCGTGATAATCCACTGCTTAAAAAAGCAGGGGTACAAATGAAATTCTCTAAAGAACAAGTAGAAGAATACATGAAATGTGCAAAAGATCCAGTATACTTTGCAGAGACCTACATTAAGATTGTCAACGTAGACCAAGGTTTAATACCATTCAATATGTGGGGTTTTCAAAAAGATATGATTCGGTTATATCACGAAAATCGTTTTGCTATTACCAAGTGTCCTCGTCAGGTTGGTAAGACAACAACCTCAGTAGCATATCTTCTTTGGTTGACACTATTCACAGACTCACAGAACATTGCTGTTTTGGCCAACAAGGGATCGCTTGCAAGAGACATCCTGTCCAAATATCAATTAGCTTATGAGAATCTTCCAATGTGGTTGCAACAAGGTATTATTACTTGGAATAAAGGTAATGTGGAACTTGAAAATGGTTCTAAGATTATTGCTGCATCGACCTCATCATCCGCAGTTCGTGGAGGTTCTTTTAATGTAGTATTTTTGGACGAATTCGCTTTCGTTCCTGCAAATATTGCCAATGAGTTCTTTAACTCAGTATATCCTGTTATTTCTTCTGGTAAGTCTACAAAGATTATTATTGTATCTACACCAAATGGTATGAATTTGTTCTACAAACTTTGGATGGATGCACTTGCCAAGAAAAATGGTTACAAAACTTTCTCAATTCATTGGTCTATGGTACCAGGCCGTGATGAGAAATGGAAAGAAGAAACAATTAAGAATACTTCACTAGAACAATTCAGACAAGAATTTGAGTGTGAATTCTTAGGTTCTACAAATACTTTAATTTCTGGTGAAAAACTCCAACAGATGGTTTACATGGATGCAATCTATGAACATGATAAAGTTAAAATCTATGAACAACCAATAAAAGAAATTGATAATGGAAAAGACCATTTATATGCCATGACGGTTGACGTTTCAGAAGGTAAAAACATGGACTGTTCTGCATTCAGTGTTTTTGACATATCAAATATTCCATATAAACAAGTTGCAACATATCACAGTTCATCAATTTCTCCAATTTTGTTTCCAACAGTCATCTATAATACCGCAAAAATGTATAATGATGCCTATGTTTTGGTAGAAATTAATAACACTCCACAAATTGCAGATAGTTTACACAATGACCATGAATATGAAAACTTATGGAAAGTGTTTACCGGAAACAAAAAACCACAACAATTGTCAGCTGGTTTTGCAAGAGGCATTCAATTAGGTTTGAAAATGTCTCCTCAAGTAAAAAGAATTGGATGTTCAAATTTAAAGATGTTGATTGAAGGTGACAAACTTTTAATCAATGATTTTGATACCATTTCAGAATTGACCACCTTTGTTGCGGAAAAAAATTCATTTCAGGCAGAAGAAGGTGCAAATGATGATTTGGCTATGAGTTTGGTTATATTTTCATGGTTGACTACACAAACTTATTTTAAAGAAATTGTAAGCCATGATATTCGTAAACAAATTCAATTAGAAACAATGAATCAAGTAGATGATGAGGGGTTGCCTGAGATGATGGTAGAAGATGGTTTACAAATGCAACTTGAATTGATTGATGGAGATTTGTGGGATTCAAGTGTTGGAGGAGATACGTATGGATCCTTCATGAGAGACATGATGCGAAATCTATAAAAATAACGATTCATAAATAATTCATTGGTATAAACTGCCATATA